AACGTCACTACAGTTACATCTGTAATACTAGGAGCTGTACCACCAGACCATTTAACTGATGCTGGCCATGTTACTGTATGTCCACCTGTATTGTCTATATAAACGTTTTTACTAACACCTGCTTTTAGGTTACTAAAGGTAAATGTTGTATTACCTGATAAAGTTTTAGTAAAGAAATCTGCTGCATTAAAATCAATTGCAGAGGCTGCTATAGCTGATACAACACCTTGAGTGTTTCTATAATCAAGTTCTCCTTGGCTAACATTTAAATCACCAGTGTTAATTGTTAAGGTTTTGCTTATTGTAGCAGTACCAGTACCGGTTATATTGAAATTACCATTTGTTATTGTTAATGCTCCTGTTTGAGTTGCTCCACTAAATGTTTTGTCACCTCCTATTGTTTGATTACCTGTAGTGTATACTCCATTGGTAACAGTGGCAGCATTACCTGTAATGTCTGATGAAATAGTAGCAGGTAAGTAAGCATCACCAATAGTACCAGCATTTATATTACTAGCATTTAGATAGTAACTAGCATTTTGACCATTTAATTGAGTTGATGTAGTTGCTGTGGCTGCATTACCTGTAATATCAGAACTAATAGTTGCTGGTAGATAAGTATCAGCGAGTGTACCAGCATTAATGTTCGAAGCATTTCTATAAAAGCTTGGAAGCTGTCCATCTAATTCATTTGCAGAATCAGCAGTTGTTGCAAAGGTTGCCGTTGTAGCAGTTGTTGCACTGGTAGCTGTAGTGGCTGTGTCAGCTGTTAAAGCACTATCTGCCTGTAATGCATGGCTTGCTGATGTTGCCGAACTAATATTACCTGTTACATTCCCTGTTAAATCACCGGTAAATCCTGTAACTGCTGTAATTGTATTGGCTTGTAGATTACCACTTACTGCAACTAATGAACCGTTGTCAGTTATAATACTATCTGCTAAATGATGTCCACCAGTTCCTTTTTGAATTACATTATTGGTTGGGTAGACAGGACTTGATATATTTGCATATTCTGGTCCAAATAATACTGCTCCGTAATCTGTTGCATCTATTCGTATTGATAGAACCAGTTATTTTCTAAACTATCAAATAATAATGAAGCTGTAGCTGCAGTTGAACCTGAATCAATTACTTTAATACCGGCATATCTTTCTGCTGGTGAATCGTTATTTAGTACTAAGAAAGCATCTCCAATTATTTTAGCTGAACCAGTTACTGATTGTATATAAGAAAATGAACCAGTACCATTAACACTTATGTTATTAAAGGTTTGATCTGCTGTAAAGTTATTGTCTACATTTGTTTTAGCAAATGATGCAGTAGATTGTGCTGTAGGTACTCCGTCTGCATTACCTGCCCAAATATATCCATCTGTAATGTTTGGTAAGTCATTACTACGACCTGAACCAAATATCTCTCCAGTACCGTTTGAAGCATCTACTTTTTTAACTATACCCAAGTTTTGGATTAAGTTACTACCTGTAGGTTTCTGATTTGTATATCCACCTCCTGCTGCTACATATATTGTATCACCAGAAGCAAAGTCTGAAGTATTTACTCCAGTTATTTGTCCTAAAATAGCTGCATCACCATCTGCACCGGCTGTTAACTGTTGCATTAATATACCGTGTGCTGGCATTGTAGCACTGTTAGAAGCATCTGCTGCTATTACTAATGACGTTCCATTAGTTGTACCTGTTACATGTACTGGTGTTCCTTTTTCAAGTGTACCTCCTGTATTGTTTTGTACTGCAAATACTACTTTTTCTGCTTCAGAGGCAAAGTCTGAAGTAGGAGCTGTATCTGCAATAAGTGCATGTGAAGCTGAAGTAGCTGTAGAAGCAAATCCTGCTGTTGTAGCACTATTGGCTGTTATTGCTGAATCGGCATTTACTGCATGTGAGGCAGAAGTTGCTGTATCAGCACTTGTAGCACTTGTAGCATTACCACTTAAATTACCATTAAAAGTAGTTGCTGTTAATGTGTTGTTAGATGGGTTATATAATATGCCTGGATCTGTTAGTAAAGCTCCATCACCATTATCTGTAGCAGTAAAAGGTACATATCTGTTTGTGTTTGTACCGTCTGGAGTTAATAATATATTATCAGCATTTACAGCATCTGTAGCGTTAGCAGCAATTCCAGTTGCTTGACTTAGATCTATTTGAGCTGAACTACTTACTAAACCATCTGGTTTACCTGTAATTGAAGTCCAAGCAGGAGATGATACGTTTAATGCATGTGAAGCAGTAATTGCATAAGAAGCACTAGGTATTAAACCAGACACTCTTGTTCCATCTAAAAGTCCAACTGTACCAGAAATATCTATTTGAGATGAACCAGATACTAAAGTTGGTTTACCTGTTATATTTGTATAAGCCACACCTAATGCAATTGTTGCTTGAGTGGCTGTATTTGCTATATTTGCATTTTCAGCAAAATCAGCATAAGAAGAACTTACTTCTTTAATAATTTCATGTGATGCAGAAATGGCATAACTAGCAGAAGTTGCAAAACTTGCACTTGCAATTAAACCTGTAATTCTATTTGCATCTAAATTTCCACTAGTATCATTTAACACGACTTGAATTGACCCACTTACAAGTCCTGCTGGTTTACCTTCTAAACTGTCCCAATCTTCTACGGAAGCACTACCTGTATCCACGGTAATATCAAAAGTAGTACCATCTCCTTTAGTAAAGGTAACGGTGTTTAATGCTGCTTAAGCAGTTTCAACTAAACTACCAGTTATACCAGACTTAACAAACCCTAGGTTTGTAATCTGTTGTGAGCCTGAGACTAGATCTGAAGGTTTATTCTGAATGCCTGTCCATTGTACATGAGAAGCTGTGATTGCATTAGAAACTGTAGTTTGTAAATTTGTTATTACACTACCGGTTCCATCTGAAATTACATCCCCTTCAATCTGTACCAATTTCTGGTACGATTCATCTATGTACTGATTTTCTAATGATGTTGCCATTATTGTGGGTAATTTTTATATCGTGAGTCATATAATCTCAATCCATACTTTCTTGCCCAATCTGCATAAGCACTTTTTCTAAGGATAAATGGATTTCGATATTTGTTGGTGTAATCGGGATTCTGCTCATATAATTTATCAGAGCTGTCTAATTCTGGGAAGTTTACTTCTTCCTCAATAATATAATTTGTTAGTCTTTCGTTGTAATAAGTCATCTTATTTTCAATCGATTGACGTTTCATTATGTAAAGATCTTTATCTGCTGGATCTGAATTTTCACCGCCATTTGGTTTTAGTAAACCGTTATTTCTAGGTCTTAAGTAAATTGATTCTAACGTTTCATAGTATGTGGCATACAGAAGAAAATCCTGAATATAATCGTTTAAAAGGGTTTCGTAATACCCAGTCAGTGTACCATTATCTACATCACTCATTAACTTATTGTATAAGTTTGTACCAATAGTTGACTGTAGATAGTAATCTTGTGCGGTACGAATATTATTTTTAATAAGTTCAGTATCGACATTATTATTAATATCTGTAAACTGTCTTACTTTGGCTTCGGAAATGAGTAGTGTATCAGTCATTAGGCTAGTAATTCTGGTTGTTGTATATCTGCTTCTTCTTGATCTGTAGTATCGTTATCTACAATCACTTCTTCTTCCTCTTCTCCATCTTCATACAGTTTCTTTTGTTCGATACCTAAAACTGCATCTGGATGATTAATTTGTATAAAAGATTCTAAACCTTTAAGTAAAAATTGCTGGTAAGGTGCTATTACGTTGTTTTGAAATAGTAAATAAGCGTCTATCACTTCGGTTCTACCTCCTAATTGACCTTCTGTCTTGATACCTAAAATCATAGGAGAGGTAATACGGTGTGCAGTCAATATCTTTTGAGTCACCATATCATTTACCGTAGTATAGTAATTATCTGCACCATTTTGAGGAATAGGTGTAATAATAGGAGCTTCTTCTGGTGAAGCTACATCCATGAACATTAGTGAACCAGCATTGTCTCCACCGCCATAGTTAGCATTTAATTGTGCTTCAATATCTCTTAACTGATCATCTGATCCGTTTGTAAATGTAGTAATAGATAAAGAAGGTGCTAAACCATTTCTAATATTGTTAGTATGAAAATTGTCTACTTCTACGTCTAATTCTATTACTCTGTAAGCTCCAATATAATCTGGTAGTGGGTAATAGTTTTGACCTGGTATGTAAGTATGACAAACATATAATTGATGAGGTTCTTCTTGTTTTTTAGAAGGATTAAAAGCAGGTAAGTAAAGTGCTTCATCTTCAGCTAACACTGTTCTGGATCTACCTATTTTACCCCATTTGTCTGAAATGTAGTAACCTGGTATGTTACCTCTGTGATCTTTTTCTTTTGATCTTATGTGAGAATAGTCAATATGATAAACATCTATTGTAGATCTATCATTAGACCAAATAACTTCTAAAGCATAAGAACCGTGTAATTTAAAGTCTAAAGCTACTTTTTCAAAAATATCATTCCAAGATTCTCCGTGTCTGTTGGCTCTAGTTAAATATTCTTCATTGTTGGCTGTTAAACCTTTTCCTACGATTGCTTCTACAATTGCATTTACTGCAGCAGCATGAACTGAAGACTTGTTATATAGTTCTATTGTAGACTGTGGAAATTTGTTATCATCTCCAAATCTAACATACTCGTCTTTTGAAGTTTTTTCTCTCCAATCAAAGTATTTGTTATTATTTGGAGGAGGTATTCTTTGAAATGTAAATTTTTTAGCTG